AGCATACTTTCGTATGCCTCACTTGCGGACTTTGGCCATGATGGATTTCTCCACCATGACTTAGTTGTCGTTAAGTAAAAGTTATTTCGGAATGCCGAGGTCGTCTTAACACTTTGAGAAGGCTCCGATTGCATCCTATCTTGGATGTACAGGAACTCCTCATACCTTTCAGCTAAGGGCCTCCCTTTCGGGTTGAACCCTAGTCCCCAAGGTTCAGGGACTTCTCTTACGAGATTGCAATACTCCAGTTGATCCTTACTTAGGATTAATGGGCTAATTGCCGAAGGTCCGATGCTCTGGACAATTGACATGAAGCTCAAATCAGACAAGGAGCGGTACTTGAAGCCACCATACACACCAAGGCGAGTCACCAGTTTCCCGGCGAACTCACCAGCGTGTGGGCTGATAAGACACTTTGACTCTGAGATTGGACAACCTAGATGTGAAAGAATCGCTCGATACTCTGAGTGGACTTTCTCTGAGTTGGTGATAAAATCATCACCCAGTACCCGGAAGGTAGAACCCGGGACATCTATTCCCGCACGACGCTCAGCAAGCCGAGCAATTGTGTAGTGTGCCAATGCGAACGACATGAAACTAGGACCAGCCCCTAAAGGTTGGCCCACATTCCATGCCACCACGCGGTTACCATCCCGCGGTTCCCATGCCAACCTATACCCCATTCTACAAACATCGTGGAATAGAGTTAGTGTTGTATCTGGAAATCTATCCAATCCTGATAACACATGCATCTGTATCACCAAAGGAAAGTTATTGGTCGCATCTGACAAGTCGACACTGTAACATGTCTTCCCATCATTGATCCATTTCTGGACCTCTCTGATACCTTTGAGTTGATCATGGGTAGCATCCCAATCACATTCTCTCAGCATCTTGAGCAAAGTCTGTTTCATCGGTTCTAATGCAGCCTGCAACACCCGGTTAGGTGATGCAAATGCACGGAACTTGAGTCCAGGTTCATGAGTGAAACCAACCGTTCCCAATGGGAGGGTGGGGCTCACAGATGATTTCTCCTGGAGGCAACGGTACGCACCGTTCCACGGGTGCGTTTGCTCGAAGTATGTGTCACCACAATCTCCGAGGACTGCCTTGACTTCCGGAAAAGCATGGAAGTGCTGGCCAGCGTTGCTACTAAGGAATTCATAAATCAGTGATTCGACTTTCTGAATTGCCGGTTTGTCAGTTCCTAACCTTTGTTGGGTGAAAGTAAACACGTCAGGAAAATTCTCGACATGTTTGGTCTTAAGGAGATTGCGAAGCTCCAATAGGACCAACCTGAACTCATGCGTATTGCAGAGCTCAGTTGCTTTCTGATCCTTTACTATTGCTAGGAAAGGATCCTGCTTCACACTACCCAAGAACTTTCGCTCCTGAGACAATGTTGGGCGTGCCGAACTAGGTAACACTAGTGATGCATAAACCATCATTGCGTTAAAAGCACGAACCTTGTGTTTATGTGAAATGTGGTCAAGTTTCTGCCACACGGGCCTCCACGGACCTTTCGGAATATTATTCCTTGAGGCTATCCATGGAAGAGAATGAGGACATCCTGCGAGTTTATTCACAGCAGCCTGCTTCAAGACCTTAAGACGTTTTACAACGTTTTCAGCCCCTTCACATTTAACTTGGTTGGATATACTGTCTACAATCGGCAATGTTTCGCTCTTTGTTAGACCTACCATCCTGAGCTTTTGACACAGGTCATCTTTTAGACCTTGACTTAAAGTCATAGCATTCCCCTTATAAATAAGGTGTACTGCGGTTTAAAGGAAAACGACCAGTTCTCCATAACATAGTCACACG